AATCCCGTGGACCCCGTGGCTCCCGTGAAACCTGTGGCACCTGTGAATCCCGTGGCTCCCGTGAATCCCGTGGACCCCGTGGACCCCGTGGACCCCGTGGACCCTGTGAATCCCGTGGCTCCTGTGGACCCCGTGAATCCTGTGGCTCCTGTGAATCCCGTGGACCCCGTGGCTCCCGTGAATCCCGTGGCTCCCGTGGCTCCCGTGAAACCTGTGGCACCTGTGAATCCCGTGGACCCCGTGAATCCCGTGGACCCCGTGGACCCCGTGGACCCCGTGGCTCCCGTGAATCCCGTGGCACCTGTGAATCCCGTGGCTCCTGTGAACCCCGTGGCTCCCGTGAATCCCGTGGCTCCTGTGGCACCTGTGGCTCCTGTGAACCCCGTGAAGCCTGTGGCACCTGTGGCTCCCGTGAATCCTGTGGCTCCCGTGAATCCTGTGGCTCCCGTGAACCCTGTGGCTCCCGTGAACCCTGCGGCTCCTGTGGACCCTGTGAATCCCGTGGACCCCGTGAATCCCGTGGCTCCCGTGAATCCCGTGGCTCCCGTCAGTCCAGTCCAGCCCGTAAGACCCGTGGCTCCCGTCACTCCCGTCGACCCAGTCAGTCCAGTCCACCCCGTCAGTCCAGTGGCGCCCGTGAGACCCGTGGCTCCTGTGAGACCAGTAGCACCCGTGAGACCCGTCCACCCCGTCAGACCCGTGGACCCCGTGAGACCCGTGGCTCCAGTGACACCTGTCCACCCCGTCAGTCCAGTGGCGCCCGTGAGACCAGTAGCACCCGTGAGACCCGTGGCTCCCGTCAATCCAGTCCAGCCCGTAAGACCCGTGGCTCCCGTCAGTCCCGTCGACCCAGTCAGTCCAGTCCACCCCGTCAGTCCAGTGGCGCCCGTGAGACCCGTGGCTCCCGTCAGTCCAGTGGCTCCCGTGAGACCTGTCCAACCCGTCAGTCCTGTGGCTCCCGTGAGACCCGTGGCTCCCGTGAGACCCGTGGCTCCAGTTAGTCCAGTCCACCCCGTGAGACCCGTGGCTCCCGTCAGTCCAGTGGCTCCCGTGAGACCTGTCCAACCCGTCAGTCCCGTGGCGCCAGTCAATCCTGTCGGGCCAGTCGGTCCCGTGGCAATTGCACCTGTGGCTCCTGTGAATCCCGTGGCACCCGTGAATCCTGTGGCTCCCGTGTAACCAGTGTACCCAGTAGTCCCTGCCCCCGTGTATCCTTGTGGGCCAGTTGCACCCGTGAATCCTGTGGCGCCCGAGTATCCGCTAAACCCTTGAACGCCTTGGTATCCCTGAGGTCCACGGTCACCGCTTACACCTTTGGGTCCAGATGGACCCACTGCACCCGTTGGTCCATCGTATCCGCTCAGCTTTGAAAAGGTGACTCCTGCGCCGAGGAGTGTTGCGGCGCCGCCACTGCCGACATATTCAATGGAAAAGCCAATGTACCCACCAGGAGGCAGCAAGAAGATGGCTGACGATGCAATATACGCAGTACCTGTTGCGTACTGAATACTGGTTTCACCCTGCACGTAGGTTCCAGACATGGTCGCATAGGTCGTCAACGTTGACGCACCTGGGACCGAAACAGTTGCATACCAAATTGCCAACAAAGGAAGCGTTGTAGACCCGCTGTTGTAAAAAACATCTGAATTCGGCTGAGGAGGGACAGCGGTCGTCAATTCAAAGTTCGGTATTCCTACAGCAGACGTGTTTGTGTTGTCTGCGGCCAAGTACGGAATAAGCACCGTGACTGTTGAGGTCAGACTAGTTGGCGGAATCGTCACTTTTGCAAGTGTCATAGTTGGGCTTACCATCATTGGTCCCGTGGGTCCTGTGAACCCAGAACCGCCACCGCCGCCGTCGCCTCCGACGAAGGGTAGGTTGTTCCACACCTTCACACCGTCACCAATCTTCATCTGACTCGCATAGATGCCGTCAAGAACAACGGATGGTTCGCCTGCTAAAAGAACGAGCACGTTTCCAACCGCCACCCAGTTGGCATACGTATCTCGACGTAGCTCAAACTTTACAGGGTTGAGGGGCATTATTACTAGGTTGGCATACAATTGTCTGGGCATTTCCTCCGTTCAGCAACATGTAATTCAGCATCGTGAAATACGCACTCCCACCGTCCATGACAAACTCGCCATTGCCGTCCATCACATTCGGGTTGTCCACAAACGCAGTGCCGCCATCGTACTCGTCTGCAGATGTCCCGCCATCCAAGATGTTCGGTTCTTCGTTCCCCGAGAACATGCCGTCGTAGACATCGCACACCTGTCCAGCCGCAACTTGGCACGCTGCCTCGCACAACCCCGAAATAGAATACAGTTCCAAAACTCCGTTCGTGAACCCCGACGTATGGTTCGTCTCGCGCAGAACGTGGCAAGGGTTCCCATACGACCCGCTCACAACCGCCTTGCGTCGCAAGGTCTGTGTGTACGAGGACGCATCGCGAGTTCGGCCCGTGAACCGCTCCTTGCCTACGGAAATAGGCACGGGCAAGGAAGGACCTGGCTTTGAGTGTTCAGGAAGTGTGGACTGATAGCCAATCCACAAGACAAATGTTAAAAGAAGTGTGGCAACCACGTTGCCTATCATCTGTCCCGTTGTTTCACGCTTAGATATCATCTACATCAACATCCTCCTCCGCGATGAACTCAATGCCGCCATCCTCTGTGGGTGCATCCGTAGCCGCCCGAGCAAAGATGCGCTTGTCTGCGCCGGGTCTGATTTCTTGGTAGCGGGCAATCTGCTTCTCGTTGAAGACCGACATTATCTTCCACGGCGTGCCACCCAATCCCGTGTTGGCGAGCAGAACGACGCTACCCACGTCAATCCACACGTCCTTCTTGCCACGGCCACGCAGTCCGCCGCGTAGGGGTGCGTGGACCAGCTTGTCCACCATGCGCTTCTTGTGCTCAACCTCCTCCTCTTGTACGAAGAAGCACTCCATCATGCCTGAACCCAGTCGCCGCATCACGCGGGCGACAAACACTCCATCCGTTCCCGCCTCTTGCAGAATGTCGTCGAGCAGCGCATCGTTGAACTTGTTGTTGGTCTTGGTCTTGTTGGACTCAGAGTTGCGTTGCGAGCGGTGGCCAGAGCCTCCAGTCGTATTGCGGGGCATCTTAACGGATAGTCTTCTTGTCCATTGAGCACACGTTTCCGTTTTTGGTTATCCGCGAATCGCCTCCGTCATGATAAGGTATCCTTCTAACGCACTCAGCAGATGGTAGAATGCGTGGATGGTAATGTCGCGAGGGTCGCGCGTCTCTTCTGTTGACCCAGGCAACGAATAGATGTAGTATCCCAGCACCAACTGGATGCCAATTAGCATGAATGCATTGGGTCCGAGAAAATAGGCATAGGCCAGACCGACAAAATGGTACCCGAGTACGAAGGCGACGTCAAGCGAATACGCCAGAGGATTGTGCGCAATGTGGTAGATGAACGAGCAGATGCCGACGCCCGCCGCGACGATAACCCCTGGCCACTTCTTACGATGATAGGCTGCCCACGCAGGGAAGATGAAGGAAAGGCTTGTTACTAGAAGCACTGGGTCAACAACGTCCATTGTCTAGTGGTGCTAAAAACGGATTCTTTGGGGGCAGGAAACACTGGGAGTCGGGCCCTCTACACACACTGCCAAAATGAACTCCGCACTCTCCCACTCCCTCGACCTCGCCATCCGCCGCTCTGCACCTGCATTCAAGGTCAATGGTGACGAGGTAAGCCGCCGCCTCCTCGCCGCCCTGTTCCCAATTCCGAGCGTGGTCATGCCCACGGTCGCGTCTCTCCCTCCTGCGGTTGCGCCCCGGTCGCCGACGCCGCCGCCCGCACCCAAGCCTGTCGCCAAGGTTCCCGTCCTGAACCTGGTGGGCCTCAACCCAACACAGCAGAAGAAGTTCAAGCAGATTTATGAGGAGTTCAACGGCAAGACGGCCGACGACACCCTCGTGGATGCCGCGGAGGCTTTCTTGGTAGCTGTCAACCGGATGCCCGCCAAGGAGTATGCCGCCCGCCCACCGCAGGAGCACATGCGGGAGTACCTGCGGCCCTCGCCGTCCAACGCGGCAGCCGCACCCGCGGCGCCCCCGGCACCCATCAAGGTGGCCCCGCCTCCCAAGCCCGCCGAGGTTGAGGTGAATGAGAACTGCGTGGCCGTGATGTACAAGGGCACGGAGTACTGGGTTGGCGAGGACTCCAAGCGCGTGTACTTGGAGACATCCGAGGGCGTCCACGAGTTCCGTGGCGTCCTGGGACTGGCGGAGTTTGACGCCATGGAGATGCCGGTGGACGAGGTCTAACGACCATCACACTCCAAAAACAAACAAATCAATTTTTCACTGATGGAGGCGGAAGACAGCAGGGGAGCGGAGGCGTTGCGACTTCGGGAGGCATGGGTCCCATTGCCGCACCCACTGTTGTGTTCTGGCTCGGACGCGCGGCGGAATCGCGGGAGAACTGAGCTCCTGCAATGATTGCCTCCTGACGAACATAGGCAGTGAAGGCAGATGCTGTATCTTGGCGCTTCTGCGGGTAGGGGGAATAGACGTCAAAGAAAAAGTCAAAGTAGTTGTAGCTAGACCCGCCACTCGTTGCGTAGACCCGTACAGTTGTTTTGCCTGTGTTCACAGGCATACCCGAGAAGGTCGCAGTCAAGGGGTCAAACGTTACTCCCAGTGGAACAGCGTCAAGGTTCACAAAGAAGTACGCATTTGACTGACCCTGCAGTGTCAATACGATGGGTGTAATGTACCGATACTGCATCACTGCGTAATTCAATGACTGAGGCGTTGCCAATTGAATCGTAGCGTCCTGCGAGGGCGTTGTTAACACGGAATTGGACCCGAGTGGGTTTATCACGCTGAATGTGCCCGAGAACCGCGAGATGCCCTGCGCTGGAGGCGTTACGGACGTCCATCCAGCGGAGAAATTTGAGCTGTTCGTGTATATCGAGTTGCTATCGGTTACAATCCACTGTGAGTTGGCGTAGGAGACTGCAGCTTTTCTGGACACCCCAAGGTTTACAGTTGACCCCCAATCCTTTCCGTTTGTAGATGTCTTGACTCTGTAGACACCGTCTAAGATGTCACCCGTTGTATCTTGTCCAAGAGCAACCCAGCGCCCGCCGCCGTAGACGACCACACCTGCCGTGTAGTTGAAGCCACCTGTAGCGTTACTCCATGTCGCACCGCTATTCGACGACCACTTCAGTGTCGGACAAATAGTCTCACCACCACCGCCAGCAGATGGGTTCCCCGACGCGGGTGCATACACGTGGTTTGAATCAGAACCCGCCGCAACCCATGGAGACCCATCTAACGCAAAGTCCCGGGTCTCAGCCACGAAATACCCAGTGGGCCGTGTCCACGCAGGAACAACTGTCGCAAGCTCCTCCCTTGGGGGCAATGTGCCGCCTGTCATACTTGTAATCCGAAGCATGGTAGGCGTGGTTGTTCCGCCATAGGCCGAAGTGCGGATAAGCGACCCGCCCCCTGCCATGTAGATACTGCCCGACCTGCGCAGAACAACGGAACCCTTGTCGTACCAATTTGAGTCAAGCGTGGCTGGAAAGAAGGGGTTGTTGGGAAGCTGATGCGTGTCATTCACTGCAAGGGCCCAGTTCGCGGGTGTTTGTTGTGTGCAATATCCAGTCGTCCACGTCGCCCCGTTGTTGGACGACACGTGCAGATACACCTGTCCAAAGTCGTTGCTGGCAGAGGGCGATAAGTCAACATTTAGCCCCTGTCCTAGCGCAAACCATGTAGACCCAGACCCAGAGTACGCGACAGAGAAGGCACTGCGATGGGTCGTCCAGTTGGCGTTTGGTGGCGTTGGCGTTGGAAACCCCGCCGAGAGATTGAAAGGCAAGGCAGTTGCGTCTCCATACGCAAGGCTTCCAAAGATTGTCTGACCGTTGCTTCCCAGCTGAGAAAAGGATGCAATCACGTTGTTGCCGCTCGCCTGAATGTCGCTAGCCGCCGTCGTGGGTGTGTCGCCATACGGATTCGCAGGCGTGCCTCCATACATCGGCGTACCCACACCCGCCCCCGTCACAAGAGAGTCGGTAAAGTACGTATACAACGGCGTGATTTTGTTGCTTCCTATCGCAAGTTGCTGGTTCACTGGCACCATTGATGACGTCAGTGTAAAGGTTGACGATACGGGAAGGGTGCCCACAAGGGCGTTCACTACGATTGGCGCAGTGCGAACGAGTTGTGCGGGAGCGCTTAACGTGCCTCCAATGATTCCTGTGGAGGGACCGATAGTCAGACCGTATGACGGCGGTGTCAGAGAATACGACGTCACCGGAACACCCGAGTAGGATACAGCAATCGTCTGTATCGGCGGAACACCCGTGCTTGGTGCCAAAGAATATGAAGTCGGGCTTGCTGTGAGAAGCAGGGCATCGGGGTCTACGGAATAGGGGTACAAGCGCGAGAGTGTCGAAACACCCGTGGATGCTGTTGCAGTAAAGGTCCCACTCCCCCCACCCAGACATGTCCCCGATATCAAGCCATTGCGACTGCACGTGAGGCCTTGGGGTAGTCCCGCGGTGCTATATGAGATGATTACACGACCGCTCAGCGTCGTGGCACTCAACTGGATTGGCGTACTCACCCGATTCTGTTGAAAGTGGGCTGTAACGTACCCCCACGTAAACGCGTCGTCAACTACAGAAAACAAGATGGGTATTCCTGTCGACGCAGTTGGGGTTTGGGCCGTGACCGCCCCGAATGTTGGTGGAACAAGGACCGTGGGCGTGCCGCCAAATGTGAGTATGGTCCCATTGCCGGTGACATTGCTAGTGGCGGTGATGCCCGCTTGGGCGAACTGAGGATACGCAAACAACAGTGTCTGTCCTGTGCTTGACGTGGCGGTCAGGCTCAGGTTGCTTGAGTAGTATCCGGGCAGAGCATTGCTGAGTGGACGTCCAATCACAAAGGTCAGTTGGGTGTCTGCGAACGAGGACAATGTCACTACATCTTGAATGGCTACAATTCCAACTTGGATAGAGCCCCTGATTCCTGTTGAATCCGTTGCAGTGACCGTGTACGTCCCAGAACTCGCAGCCAACGGAGTTCCTGTTAAGTACGCAGACCCAGACGAGGAGGATATGGACAATCCAACGGGCAGACCTGTCGCAACAATAGAGCTGATGCTCGTTCCCATGCCAAACACCGTCTTGGCGTTGAAGCGATATGCGGAGGTTGTGGGAACGGGAAGTCCTACCGTCAGCGTGGGCAAATACGCATTGTTGGTTGGCTGTGTAAAGATGACCGTTGGCGTGTACGAGAATGTCAGGGTCGTTGAGTTGGACAGCCGTCCGGAGAAGACGCTCGTCGCTTGAAGACCGAGAGTATACTGCAGCAGATTGGATGTTATGCCGGTGGGCGAGTCAATTGTAGGCGTTCCTTTCAGAATGACCGTTCCAGAAGGGTCTGTGGGGAAAAAGGAGTACGACACTGAATTTCCCGAATTATCCGTGAACCCAAGTCCGCTGGGAACAGACGGCAAGGAGTACATCAACCCCGTCGCGGTCACGGGCGCCGTTGCGGTAAATGTAATTGGCGTTATCGGAGTTCCAACCGTGAGCGTCTTGACAACGGGCCCGCCAAACAGCTGAAGACGTTCGGGCATGATTTGAATGTTGATAGTTGACGATACGACCTGCGAGATTGCGTTGGAGGCCACGAACAGGTAGGACACGTTTGCACCCGATGCAGCAGGAAGACCTTGAAGTTGAAACAGGTTGGACGTCACACCCACAAACTGAAGCTGGGCTGGAAGCGGAGGCTGGACGAATGCAGTGGCAGGGTTCATTGCCGCATAGGTCTTGAACGAGATGCCGGTAAACGGCTCATTGGCGTAGACCACCACGTTGGACACCAATGGATTCTGACTCAAGTCGGTGAACCGTCCCTTGCCTGCGAACACCTTGTTTGAGTACAAGACCCCCGCAGAATCCACCAACGTCATTGTTTCTCCAGCCGCAGACGAAATGGTATTGTATCCGTTAGACCCGCGAAAGGTAATGCCCGACGAATCCGATACCAAATAGCTGTAGAGATTTACCGACGTATTGGAAAGCGGATTCGTGACCGCAGTGTGTCCAGCTGGATACGAGAACCGATAGAAAAAGGGTTCGTACTGGTAGAGCTGAAAGTACCCATTGCTGAATTCAGGGAAGTACCCTGGGTCCGCCATTACTTAGCAGCAGGAAGAACTGCTTTAGGTGCCATCGCAGCACGCTGTGCTTCTACCTCTGCTTTCTTGTCTGCGTGGAACTTCTTCATGCGCTCAGATGCCGCAGCCTTTGCGGCATCCGACACCACACGCTTTGCTGGGACAGCCCCCGCAGGAACCAGTGCCTTGATGACCTTCTTCTTCGGCGGTGCCTTGACCACGTCCACTACAGCCATTGCGGCCGCCGCGGGTGCCTCGGGCGCCACGACATTCAGTTCGTCAAACCTAGTCTGCCCAGCCTCAATAGCCAGGTCCCGGTAGACCAAGTCGAGCTTCAGTTTCAGAAGGGCTGACGCCTTGTCCATACTCTTCATCGCGAACATTTCGGGTTGCAGAATACCAAGTGGTAGGCTTGAACGGAATCCGTTTTTCTTTGACCACATCCTTGTTGGATTCGTACTGGACATACAGAAAGTATGCGAATGTGGACAACACTAAACCAAGCAAGGCGACGTTAAAGAGTGTCGCCGTTGTTTGGACTAGTTCATTGCGCCGCCCAATCAGGCTGGACTCTACGGCGCCGAGGTAGGCAAGGTGTTGCATTGTGGAGTAGCAGGAGTCCAAACGGCCCCAAGAAACGACAGGGATGCTCGTGCCCACGGGTCGGGTAGACAGGAACACACGTGGATACGGCCACGGTAGAGTGCGGCAAGTCTGACCAAATCGTGAACCTGTCTGCGTGTCTGTCCCTTGGTGCACACTGCATACGAAGTACCCGAATACCGAAGGCAGTCCATTTACGTACCTGTAGACGACAGACTCTGTGTATACGGATTCTTGGTAAAGCCAGTCTGTATCTCGGGGTTGTTGCGCGACACCAGGATGTCCTCCTGCAGCGGGTTGTAGTACTTGACGGAGCCTTGGAGTGCCGAGGTTGGTGCCTGTCCACCAATGTTCATCAGCGGAGTGTCGAAGCGGGTGGCGGCGGCAAAGATGGACTCGTCGCGGTGAGTCGCCACGTTCGTCGCCTGGGGGCCCGTCTGCAGGGATGCCATACCGCCCACGGGGCCGCCGGGTGTCGGACGTCCCTCGACTGTCAACTTCATAAACTGCTGAAACGGCTCGGTGAACGACCGAATGTAGGTTTGGTAGGTGTTGGCCGACTGGGGCCCGCCAATGAACTCCTCGGACGTTGTCTCGCGCCTCTGCACCTTCATCATCTGCTCGGGGTACATGGCTCCACCCACCTGCTGACCCACGGCTGTGTTCAAGTGGTCCATCGCACCATCCTTGCCCTCCAAGACCACGAAGCGGTCGGGCTTGTTCTTCTTGACGGGAGCCTGGATACCCATTTCCGTGACGAAGAAGGCGCCGGGAACAGCCTCGCTCTTGTAGGTGAGCTTGGGATTGGACGCAACACGGATTTCGTCAGTTGTCAGAGGCAGAGCATACTCGCGGGCCGCGTCCTGCTGATATCCGCCAGACGGCAAGTTCGTGTATCCGTCGTTCACACCGGGACCCACCTGAACACGGTCAATGGGAAATACATTGGCTGTGCGCAGCGACGTGACCATGCGAGACTGCTCAAAGTCTACTTCACTCTGCTGTCCGAATGGGTTTCCTGTACCCTTCTCGGGGACGAAGAATGCAGGTGCCTCTTCCTTGTGGTGGAAGGTCTGCTTGCCCGAGCCCGTGTACGTGTCCAGAATTCCATCGGTTGCGCCCGAGTACATGGATTGAGTCATGTTAGCTCCAAAGAACGGGACCATGTTGTTGTGTCCCGTCATGGCATCAATCACCTGCATGACACCACCCGTCTGCTCGGGATTCACAAAGGTCTCCATCGGGCTCTTACCCGGCGCGGACTGGACAACCTGCTTCTTCTTTCGGGGGTTTGCCTCGTTAGCCATGGCGTATCCGAGGGCAGCGAGGCCCATAAGCAGAACCACGTCCATTTGTGTATGACCAGACAAAATGTGCTACGAAGTGCTTCGCGTCTCGGGTTGACGTGTGAGCACATTGGTGGGAAACGGAGCCACGGCTCCATCCTGCGGCTTGAACACCAGCGGTACAAACGGAAATGTAGATTGCTGGTCTGTAGGGCGAGACACCAACCCTGTAGTCTGTGTCCCCGACTTTGTGAACGGCTTCAGCATTGGTAGGCAAGGGTCCATTGTTTTCTATCGTAGAAATAACGGCATGCCCAAAGGCGTGATTGAGAAGGCTGAAGAGACTGCAGGTGATTTTTTGTGGATGCCCGACGTGGTGTCCCCCCTCTACGACATGATGAAATCTTTGTCAAAGACTGCGTGGGTGGTCTTGACTGTTGTGCTGGTGTTCATGTTCCTGCTGACGTGGTACGGCATGTACAAGGAGGCAAAGCTAGCTGGCTACCAAACAGGTGTGGCGATTGTTGTGCCTCCTATCGGGATTGCAATTGCGGGGTTCATCGTCTTGGCGTTCCTCCTCTTCTTCGGAGGCATGGTATCACCCCTCGATATCTTTGGGTTCCCTATATTGCACACATATCCCAACACGTGCCCCGCGACACATCCAGAGCTCCACGGGTTATTGTGCTACAAGCCCTGCCCGTCAAATAGGCACCGTGTGAATGACGTCTGTTGGGCCGACACCCAAGAGAACGGTGTAGGTACACCTGTTGGACTGGAACCGTGCCCCGATGGCTGGAACAATTGGGGACTGATTTGTCAGCATCCCATTTCTTGCTACTCGATAGACGACTGCTTCAATCACGGGCGCTGCGGATGTTCGGGAGGAGAACTGGTAGGTCGCTTGGACCACGGTGGGGTGTGTCCGGGTCCTCAAGACGCGGGCGGACTTCCTCAGTTTGACGATTGGTACAAGCGCTGGAAGAAGGCGGCGGATAAGAAACCGAGAACGAAGAAGAAGTGCTCGGAACCTGCGAATGCCCATGACACTGAGCGCTCGTGCGACGAGCAGAAACTCGTAGAAGGTGCAGTTCACGTAGAACGGGTAGATGGTCTCTGCTACAAGCAGTGCCCGTCCGGCATGACCCACGTGCCCTTGATGCCGTATCTGTGCATCAAGACGGAATCCGACGGGAAACCCATGCGTCTTGATTACTATGATGCGGATTCAAAGGTTCCCTCGTTGATTCAGTTGTTCGGAAGGTTCAATCCTGTCTAGAGGTCCTTGTAGGCCTTACCGAACATTGCATATCGGTTATCTTCACCTGGCTTGCTCGTGTCCCGGAACACAAGAGCAGGGCCTTCGTCTGAAACCACCCAATGAGTACCAATTTTCAATGAATTGACGGATTTACTACTGTCAAAGACCCCAGTGGGTCCAGTGGGTCCAGTCGCGCCAGCCGCGCCAGCCGCGCCAGCCGGTCCAGTGCCCCCATCATGTCCAGCCGCCCCAGGGGTTCCAGCCGCTCCATCATGTCCAGCCGGTCCAGTTGGTCCAGTTCCGCCAGCACTGCCAGCGCCGCCAGTGCCCCCCGAGGCTCCCGTCGCCCCAGATGCGGCTACGTTGCCAGGGCTGTGGATGTACGTGTATCCAGCGGGGCGATTCGCGTCCAGTATGTTTGCATCCGACTCGGCAACATGGAGGGACTCAGTGAACGACTCGGTCACCGTCAAGGGCCCGCTGGAAAGTCCACCGAGATTCTGCGCGAACTGGGACCCGTACGTCGCGGCCGCAGACGCATTTGAACCCATGGCTCCGTATCCCGACCACTGCTGACGGGAGTACGGCGACACTGTGAACGACGACAGCATGCCCTGGAACCTGTCCACAGCGGCTTGGAAGGCCGTGCTATCTGACCCTGGAGGGGGTGCAGGAAACGTCATTTTCTTTGTGGCTGCAGGCTTGTATCCGTAGCAGTTGAGACCGAACTTGGACGCGGGGTCAAAGTATCCACCATTCACACCCACGCGTCCACAGGCCGTGCGCTTCCCGGGGTCCACTTCCTGCTGGAGGGATTCCCATGTCGCACGCTGGGTGGGAAACAGAGCCAGTCCACCCGCAGACCAGCCGTATCCACACCACTCAGCACCGTCATTGTATGCTTCATTCACTTGTTCAAGTGTCGCAAGACTGCCTCCGAACGCCGCACATCCCGCTTGGGCGTCGTCATATGTGAAGGTGCTGTTGTCAATGTGGAACACCTCCATGCCCACCAGACCATATCCGCTCGACGAACCCGAGTCAGGTGCGGTAGGAGAAGGCGTTGACGCTTTCTTTGTGGCGAACATGGTGGACGGCAGGTATCCGTAGGTCACCAAGATAACGACACACAGTATCAACACCAACCAAAAAACAATCACAGCCAGTCCCGAACCACTGACAAAGAAGATGAAGAAACTTAAAATCATAGTAACCGAAAGCGCGATTCCGACCCCAGCGGAAATATCTGCATTCAGTGTTGTGGTTGGCGTTGTCACAGCGGTGCCGCTTGTAGACATCCCTTGCTTATTCCTTGAGGCGATAATAGAATAACAGCCGCATGGTGTCCGACAGCGGGAAGTTGTTCGGTCCGTGGTCCTGAACCCGTTGGTCGTCAAACTCTACCCAGTTTGAACCAGGCGGCTGAGACCGCCCATACGCCCACCAGTGGCCGCCATTGAAGCAGACAACCGAGGACAGGGCGTAGCGGTTCGAGTTGATGTTCAGAAGCGGAGAGTAGGATACCGACGTGTTCAGCGTGGTGCAGTGGAACACAAAGACGTCAGGAAACGTAGCCATCAGCAGCTGCTTCGTACATCCCTTGCCCTTGCACTTTTCGCATGTCCAATCGGGAATGGACACGGGCTGCACAGACTGACCGATGCACGAAATTAGCCCCTGCTTCTTTGCCATCGGTGTCACTGAGAACTCAATCAGCGAATCCGTCCGCAGGTCGGAGTACTCGCAGTTGGAGCACTTGACCTGGTGAGACATCTTGAACCGACACAGCTTGTCAAGGAACGGCAGCTTGTCGCAGAGGAACTCCAGGAGCTCATGGGAGTCGCCAATGCCCTCGCCCGCAGGCATGAGGGCCGTCTTCACACATTCGTACAGCCCCTTGAGGCCCTCATCGCCCCGTGAGCACCAGATTTCTTGAAGGGAAAGGTCGACGGGGTTATTCTCGTCGGCCTTATCGTTCTCGTAGCGGTCTTGGACTTCGGGGAGGCGGAAGAGTGCTTGCAGAGTTGCGTTGACCCAGCAGGAGCCACGTTGATTGCGAAGTCCAAAGGTGGTTGCCATCTTACTTCATAAAGACCCGATAATCTGGTAGGAATCCTAACGGGTCGCCATCCGTTTTCTCCGGTTTCGTGGGAGTGAATGCGCCCAGTTGGCCAGGTGCCCGACAACCGGGCATGTACACCGTATTCCCATCGGCACCCACCTGTTGTGCCGTTGGCAGAATCATGCCATTCGAGCTCGGAAGACTGGCATTGTTTGATTTGGGACCATACATGGTCGGATAGTTGCTGCCCACCGAACTCCAGTTTCCGGACGTTGTCGCCGACGTATATGACCCCTGCCCTCCATACCTTGGTCCACCCACCTGCATGCCGCTATAGGGAGTTGTAGCATTGGACGACGGCGTTCCGAACATTGAGTATCCGCCCGTGGGAGCCAGTGGACTCGTGGACCCTGTGGGACTCGTGGACCCTGTGGGACTCGTGGACCCTGTGGGACTCGTGGACCCTGTGGGACTCGGAGGTGTCGTCTGCGCCGCCGCTGCACCCGCAGACCCAGACTGGTATCCACCCGTCTGACCGACTGCACCGAGTAACCCAGCATACGTGGCGGCGTTTGAAGCCGTTGCTGCCCCTGCCACAAGCTGCTGGACATTCGCGGCAACCTGTCCAGCCGTCAACGGAGCATTCGCTGCCCCCGGCGTGGGTGTCACAAAGTACGCAACCAACAGCGTCTTGACATCTGCCTTGGTCAACCCAGATGGAATCGCCCCAGACTGCAAGAATGTATCTACATTTGCAGGTGTGAGAGGCACCGTCGCGGCGGCATACACTGCGTGGAAATCGGACATGATGTCTGTTATCGGTTGAATCAGCCGTACGGGGTCATCGGACCCACTGCTCGTCTTGAGTGCAGTCTTCATGGTAGAGGGCATGGCATTAACAATCTTAGCCGCATCGGATGCTGTGTACGGAGGACCCTTGATACCAGTCGTGTCTTGGAAGAATTCAACAGACGATGAGTGCCATAGGAAGACGAGCAGTAGCCCGATAACTACCCAGCAAAACACGTCCAGCTTCTTCATTGTAATACTCAAATATTTTCAATGGGTGTCAATTCTCGCTTACGACGCTCACCTCTTGAAGGAGTTGTCTGCGGAGTTGGCGCCAAGGGTCCCATTGGAGTTTCGTTGAAGGGTCCCGTCGTATCTGCGGGTACATATTCGTCTTCTTTGCGCGTGCGGACTTCGTCTACGCCGTCTTTGGGCTGCAGTGCAGCGGATGGTTTGAACGCTTGTGTTTCGTCGCCCTTGCTCGTTGCCGAATCAATATGAAATGCTTCCATGATAATAGTTTTCAGTACGGCAGGGTCTGTGCCTGGAAACGGGGTCTTGACAAAGGTATCCACGTCGGCCTCCTTCGGTCGTTCTGTGGCGGGGACGTACACCGTGTCGTAGAAGGCAGCTAGCGCGGTGATGTACGCGGCAGGGTCTGTACCAAACGGAGTGTTGGCGGCAATCTTGCTGGTCCAAAGCGAATTGGTGGTGGGTCGCGTCACGACGGCGAATGCACCCGGTCCAGTCATAGGACCCGTTGCTTGCCCGACGGTCGTCACAGCGGTTCCCTGTGGCTCGGTAAACTTCTCGGCCGTCGTCATCATCAACAAGGCCACCAGCAACAAGAGGGGGAGCCACCACATTGTTATTGGACGACACAAAACCAATCGCTGGATGGGAGCGGAGGTTCCTTGCCCGGAGGTGTGTAGGTGGAGGTCGGAACCGTGTCCAGCTTGAAGTCTCCGCGGGCAATGGACTTGTTGGTTGAGTCTATACCCTCCCACGACGACGACATGGCATCGTACTTGGCCTGTGTCGCAGGGTCGCGAGGTGTAAAGGTCTTGAACGACGGCGCTGTGGTGGCATACTGCGTGTACTGCGGCAAGAGTCCAGGTGTGCCTCCACTCGGACGGAGGGGAGGCGCAGAGGAACCGATGGTCGTCATTTTCTAGTAGGTGATATAAATGCCAACTGCTTTCCACGACGATGTATTTGGAGGACCAGTGTCACCGGGAACGGTCGGAGGCAAGATGGAAGATGCACGGAGGTCTCTCCGTAAGCGTCCTGTTCTTGTATTGTTCTTCATGACAGGGTGTCCCCACTGCGTCCACAACGAACCTGCGTGGAAGTCGGCGACGAAGAAGGTGAAGGGCAAGGTGAAGATTGTGCGTGTGGAGTCCAAGGACGTGCCGCCCGAGGAGGGCGTCAGCAGCTTTCCGACAATGAAGTACCGCCCTGCACACGGACCCGACCGCGTGCTTCCTGGGTCGCAGAAGACGGGGAGCGACATCTTGATGAAACTGGGTTTGAAGGGAGACCGTGGCACTCGGCGGCGCAAGGCAGACACGCGCAAGACGCGGAGGCGGCTTTAAGCTCACATGGCATTCCACGCCGCCTGTGTCATCTTCGTCTCTCCGGGGTGTACCTGGGCATAGAGCTCGGCGTCGCTCGGCGTCACCAGTGTACCCTTTGCAGGGACGTAGCCCTCATTCAAAATCTTGTCCGACTCCTTTCCACCCTTCATGAACTTCAGCAGTCCTGCGTGGTCATCAATGGGCACCGAATGGAAGTTGATTTCCGACCGCATGTTGGCGTACACGTCACTGGTGTCCATGTACAGGTTGGATGTCTGGGCAAAGGACGCGTTCACCTTGTCGCGCACCTCGCGGCTCGTGATATCCGCAGGCGGCGGCTTGTTCGGGTTCTCGTTAATGTCCACCAATGTTGGATTCATGAAGGGGTTGTCAACTGTCGGCTGTGTCGTGTCCTTCCCTACGTAGGACGACACATACGGCGAACCGCGGAACATTTCCTTGGCGATTGGGAACCACTTGTGGAGGGCCACGGTAACCAACATTGTGACGGGGACATACAGAATGTACCTGAAGTCCATGGAGCACAGAAACAGCAGGGCCGACAGATACGTGACGAACCGCACCACGGCATTCAGCGACTGGTCCACCGTCATATTTGGCGTGGGGACAAAGGCAAGCCATGTATCCTGCCGAAACAGAACAGACGGGTCTGCGATCCAGAATGGTTCGCTCATCTCTTATCTTCACTTGCGACCTTTTTCGCGCAGTTTCTTCTGAAGACGTGCCGCCATGCGAGCACGGCGAGCCTCGGGAGAGTTGCCCATGATGGTCTCCGACGTATTGCCTGTGGTGTTACCCTGCTGTCCGACCACCATCTCATTGAAGTACTTGCCGAACGTGGACTGAAACTTGGCACGCAGGGTCTCCAGCTCCCGAATCAACTCCTTCTGGTTGATGCGGCCGGTGCGGATGCGCTCCTCCAGAATGGTCTGGGCGCGCTTCATGATGGTCTGAATCACCGAACTCCGTTCCGGGTGCTGCAGAGCCTCCAGCAGTTCCGTAGGATTCTCAAAGTCAATACCGAGGTCGTCCAGGTCCATGGACGAGACCAGGTCGCCTACGACGGTGGCCAGTCGGGTGTTGATGAGCAGCTCAAAGATTTCATGGAGGGATGCCTCGGTGTCCTCCTGCTCCAGCAACTTCAGAATCTCGTCCGTCTGCGCATTGCCGCCAGGTAGCATCGTCTTGAAGGTCGCCATCATCTTGCTGAGCTTCTCCTTCGGGTCGCCTTGGAGGAAGGAGTAAATCATGACCATGTGCAGCTTCTTCCACGCATCGTCGTCCCCCGACCACGCCCGACGAATGTCGACGCCCTCAAGGAACTGGACTGCGGCTTCACCGCGAAAGAGGGTATTGTCCTTCTGCACCACCTTCATGGCGTGGGGCAGGAGAGCAGTCTGGACTTGCTGATAGAGCTCATCGGAAGGCCTTGGGAAGGCCAGAGTCGGGGACTTGTCCTTCAGGTGGTTGATTAGCGCGCGGAGGTGTTCCATTGTAACTTACTCAGACTTTTCCATTGCCGCCCCTAGACGCGAACTGCGTCTTCTGGGCATCGGTCAGACAGATGCAGCCAGTGCCGGATACAAAGGGACTCGGGCAGCAGTCGGCCGACTTGCGGTTGTCGTCGAATGCAAACAGCTTGGCGTCCTCTGTGACCTCGTATGGGGACTCCTTCAACTCCTTCGGACCCGAGTCGCCTGTCACCACAGGCATCACCTCGGACCGCACAGGCTCTCCAATCTCCTGCGCAAGCGTGAAGGTCTCTGTCGTCTGAACCTGAAAGGCGACGTAAAGTCCGACGAGCAGCGAAGCAACAAAGAAGGCAAGGACCACGGGTGTTCGCTTCATTACTAGGAGGCGGCGAAAAAACGGATTCCGCGGCGCGAGGCTAACGGACTCTACCACCATGGACCGTCTCTCTCTCCCCGAACTTAAGCAGGTTGCTCGCGCCCGTCACATCAAGCAGTACTACATCCTCAAGCGTGCCGAGCTCGTCCAGCTCCTGACTCTTGCTGAACTCCCCGCATCCTATCGTATTGAGAAGATGACCATCCACGAGCTTCGCGATGAGGCCAAGAAGCGGAACCTTCGTGGCTTCTGGGGTCTCCGTCGTGAGCGCTTGGTCGGCCTACTGTTTCCTGAAGTCCAAGACACTACCCCGAAGCAGAATGAGGAGGATGAGCGCGAGGCTCAGGAACATCATTATCCAGAGGAGCATGACCCCAAAGAGGTAGGGATACAGAAGGTTTAGGATGCGCTGCAGCAGAGGCTTCAGAACAAGCTCTTCAAGGGGCTCTTGTACGGCCGCCGACTGGAACTGCTCCAGTACATCTTTTAACAGAGGGTCAAGCAGCTTCCGCATGAAATTTGTCTGTGCGTGATAATAAACTACGATGAAGTTCTCGCAGCAGAAACTCCTTCGTCTGGGTGCCATCCTTGTAGGAATCGTAGTCGTCTACGGACTTTTCACGTCGTATGCCAGCGGCAAGGGTGCCGTTCTGGACGGCATGTCCACCATGTCGCCCCAGGAGCTGGGTGGCGAGGGGTCGGCGGCCCCGGCGTCGGACGGCGGTCCCTATGTCCCCGCCGCCGAGACAGGCAGCCTCGGTGGCAATGCGGTTCAGGTGAGCGGCATGCAGGGTGCCACGCCCTCGGGCCAGCAGACGTACACCCAGCGCACGCTCGCGTCCGACGAGCTCCTGCCCAAGGGTGAGATTGGCGCCTCGTGGGCGGCCGTGAACCCGACTGGCGTCAATGACCTGCAGGGCCAGAACTTTCTGCAGTCGAGCTACCACACCAACGTCTCCATCATCGGCGTAGCCCAGACCAACCGGAACCCGACCTATGATATCCGCTCGGAGGTGCCCAACTCGCAGTCCAAGGTGGGCCCGTTCCTCAACTCGACCATTGACCCCGACCCCTTCCGTGCGTCGCGCGCGCTGGACGGATTGTGCGCGTAGGCATAAACTCCCACCACTACACAATGCTACCCGTTGCCATTGGAGTGACGGCGGCGGCGGTTGCCATGTCCTACTTTACGAACCCTAAGAACACCGTTGCGATGGAAGGCACGGACGGCAAAACATACGAGATGCAGAATCTCCCCCACAAGGAGGAGGCTCTGAAACTGATGGTCGCCATCCACACGAACGTAGAGAAGCTGCGGACGTATTACTCCGACCCTCTTGTCGCCGCCGACCCACCCGTCGGTCGCTTCTTGGCCAACTACAATCCCGACGTCTTTGTGGAGAACGACATGCAGTCCTCCGACACCTCGTACTCCGAGAACAAGGGGCAGAAGATTGTCGTTTGTCTGCGCGACAAGACACGACGCCCCGACTATCCCCTGGTGGACGAGAACACGGTTATGTTCGTGATACTCCACGAGATGAGCCACCTGATGACCGAGACGATTGGTCATACCCCCGAGTTCTGGGCCAACTTCAAGCGCGTGCTTCACGACGGAGTCAAGTTGGGCATCTACAAGCCCGTCAATTACGCCCATTCTCCTACACCGTACTGCGGTATGAAGATTACCGACAGTCCAATTTAACACACTAAAAACCTACTTCAATCATAATGAAGACACTTCCCATTGCAGGAGCGGGGTCCGTGTCGTTCTTTGAGGACGACACCCTGGACATTGTGCGACAGCACATCGCTCTTGCCGTGAATTCGTATCCACCTCGCCTGTATGTGGAGGCACACGTGTCTCTGCCCGCCGACTATTACGGAGACCCTCGCCACTGGGAGGCTCTGTTTTTGCGTGTGTCCATGAACGGGTCCCGTGTAGACAAGGACATGTTCAAGACCTATGTTGAGCAGGTGCGTGGACTGGCTGCAGCGATTGAGCCCGTTGCGACACGAGAGGATTGGATGGCCCGTCCTGTTGCTTTAGAACCACTCTTTGCTCCAGGTGCCGTGTTCTTGGAGTGGCGTATCTTTGGCGTCCCCGATGAACGATGCGTGGTGCTGCCCCTACCTCCCAAGGATATGAACATCCCCGCGACTCGTATTCCCGTGCTGAACGGCCAGAGCTTGTATGAGACGTTGTACCCTGAGAGCCGAGAAATCACCGAGTTCCGTGTCACGCTTCTTCCTGCTGACGTCTCGCAGTTGGTTCAACGCGTCTACTTTCCTCTGCTTCAAGCCGATACACCGCAACGCCTGTCTGAATCCGAGTTGCAGTCCTTGCGCACCACGACAGAACAGTTGAAGGCACTGCTTGAACTGGAGACGCCGCAACCGAACCATGTATCTGTTCTCCGTGCCAAGTGGTTCGTGCCCCTTGTGGAGACTGAGTTCTCCGCGCCTCGGGCTCGCTTTGAAGAAATGTTCTACGGGCTGACGGTGTCCAAGAAGACTCCGTATGTTGGGTACTTTACGTCCAGGCAGGAACTGACGCGCCACAAGTTCTTTGTCACGGACGAGAAGACCAAGGAACCCTACTTGGACACGGGATTGTGGAAGTCGTGGGCGTCCAACACGCAGCCCCAGCGCAAGTTGCCGACACTTTTGCTGTATCGGGGTACAGCGCGGACATCGTTTGACCGCATCGCCATCACGAATAAGGATGTGACCTTTACTGCGTGGCGCACCAAGGAGTCCAAGGAGAAGACTGAGGAAATCCAGGAAGGGTTCGTCAAGTGGTTCAAGTCTCTGGACGCAGTGACGCCATTCGTGGAGACGAAGGATTTGGACCTGAGCCGTTGGGAACTGCAGGACCTATCCATCCTTGCGTCCTTTGCCAAGGAAATTGCCCAGTTTGATATGCTGCGATTCCCGTGCCTCCGTTCCGTCTTTTCCACGCAGGATGACGCGTTTCGCCTGATGAGGGCTGAGCACCTGTCTGCAGACATGACGCCGCAGGAGTTGCGGGCCTACCAAGTCTTGTACGAGACAGAAGATGCCAATGCGAGCACACTGGTTGCGGAACTAGGAATGACGCAGCCCGAAGCCGATGCCTTGGTCCAGAAGTTCATGACTCTCGGAGAAGAATTTGACTTGGAGCGGATTCTGCGTGGGTACCCTACATTCAAGTACCGCAGCAAGGAGGTCATTGTGTCATCCGTGACCAACGTGGACCGCATCCTGCATTACGCCAGTCTGCTGCGCCACATCCTGACCTCCGACGATGCGGCCGTGAATGCAGTGTGTCCTCGTCGTCTCCAAGTCGTGGAGGCTGCCTCTGCTCCAGCCGCTGTTGTGACAATCCAAGAAGGAGATTTCCAAGTGGACGATGACTTGGCCGCCCTCCTAGGGCTGGAGGAGGAGGCACCTGCCCCCAGCAACGCGGCAGCCGCGCCCGCCGTCGCTCCACTGCCTGCGCCGAGCAAGCAACTCAAGAAACTGGAATCGGCAGAGGGCACCACCTACAACTACTTCAACCGTCGTCTGCGCAAGTTCAATCCTGTGATGTTTGATGAGAAGTATCCGTCCAACTGCGAGAAAACCAAGCAAGTGGTGGTCCTGACGGCAGATGACGAAGCAAGGCTTCCGGCCGACTACTCGGCACGCGCATGGACAACGCTGGAACTGAAGGAGCCCGATGGAGTGGCCATCTGCCCTCAGTACTGGTGTGTGATAGACGAGATACCCCTGCGCGCCGACCAGCTGGTGGAGGATGCGTGCCCCGTGTGCCACGGCAAGGTCATCACCAAGAAATCGGACCGCACTCCCGAGTTCAGCGTTATCAAGCGCAATCAGGACAATGTGTTCCCCGCCTACAAAGAGGGACAACCCTGCTGCTACAAGGAACGCCGAGCAACGGATGTGATAGCAAAGGATGAAACCAAGGACGATACGTACATTCTGGCCACAGGCAACCTGCCCGACCGCCGCCTGGGGTACCTGCCCGATGAACTCGCGAGGTCTCTGCGCATCAAGACATCCTACCCGACCAGCGTGCCCAAGAAGCGCGTTGAGGCTGGAAACGGCGACTTCTTCCGCGTTGGTCTGGGCAGGGCATCCGTCACTCTCAAGAAATTCCTGAAGGACGAGACTGCAATTCCCCCACCCGACAAGGCGCGAGAGGCCGTGATGCTCTGTTCCTTCTTTCGCACGTGGACGGACCTGGGAGACGGAGAGACGCAGACCGACCGCATCGTGTCTGGAATCGCCGCCGCCTACGCAAAAGGGTCGTTGCCTGCACTCGACGAGCTGGAGTACGTGACGGCTGTTATCAAGTGCAGAGTCATTCGGGTGTCAACCAAAACAAACACGGTTTCGTGCGGGTACTGGTCCGACACGCTCGGTGCCCAGTCGCGGACCATCGTGATGATTGACGGGGACATCCTCGCACACGCCACGCGTCGCGGAGCCAAGACGGGAGATAAGTTTGATTACAAGGCAGACATCCAGAAGGCACCCTTTGCAAAGGAGACGCTGGCAACCTTGTCCGCACTCCACTCGCAAGCCTGTGCGTCCAACACGCCCGACCTCCAATCTGCCTTGACGGAACTGCGCCTGAAGTCCAAGCCGAATCCGCAGTTGATTCATGACCCCTTCGGACGTACGCAAGCCGTCTTCGTGCCTGGCGTGGTTGTCTTGCCCATTCAGCCCGTGACGCAACCGCCCTTGCCCGGCATTCCTGTTCGCAGTGGATATGCCGACATCAAGACCGAGGAGTTGCCAACCCAGGCCGACTTGCGCGCCTTCTTGGATGCGGCGCAACACCCTGGATTCAAGTGGGTAGAAGACTTGGTGGATGCTGACGGACGCCCAACCGAGTCGCTGCTGGCCTCTGGATTCCGTGCACCGTTCAAGCCCGGTGCGCCCGTTCAAGGAAAAGCAGCCAAGGAGGTCGTGGGCACCATTCGCACCACCAACGAAGAGCAGTTGGTGAGCGGAGAGTCGAACGAAGAGGACGCCAAGACCTTCCGTGAAATCTCCTATGCCGCCGAGGTCTTTGACTTTCTGCTGTTCTCGCTGTCCAAGGACGTGCAGGTTGCGGACTATAGCCCTCTGCGCAACAGCATTCTCAAGCGCGATGCCAACCTGTACAAACGGTTAGAGACATGGATGACCAAGAAGTCGTATTGGGAAGTCGCGGAGAATCCTCGGGACTTTGTGAACAAGGTGCGCACTCCCTGCGGGCAGTTCAAACAAAAGGACGCGTGTAATGCGTCGTCCTTGTGTGGGTATACCTCGGGCGCGTGTCGTATTAAGGTGAATGAGTCGCCCGACAAGAAGCCAGCCGTCCTTCGCAGGATGGTGAAGACCCTGATGGAAAACGACAAGCAGCGTGCACTGGTGCTGGATGAGCGGATGTCGCCCTTCTTCAGCACGGTGCTCTACATGGAAATGCCTCACGAGTGGATTACCACTAGCGTGTGAACGCACCATACGCAATCAGACCCGCCGTGGCAAGCATGACATATGCGTGGGTGTTCTTGCTTGGGTCGCTGGACTTCATCAGCATGTGGATGTGCGAACC